GAAATTTTTCCTAAACAAACACAATTAACTAAAGACACAGAGACTGGCGAATTAAGACCGGGACAATTTATTAATTTACCCTACTATAAAAAAACAGAACGTAGAGCATTAAACATAGATGGAACTCCTTTTACTTTTGAACAATTCATTGAAGTTGCAGAAGCTAATCTAGTTGAAAAAGATAGTTTAGATAACATAACAGAGGGGATTGATAGACAGATATATGAAGGAGCTGATGATGATTTTAAAGATGGTCCTCCTTGTCTAGCCCATCTTTCTACAATTATGAAAGATCCAACTTTTGATGGGAAAGATAGGTTTATGTATAACTATCATGTCTTTGTTAAAATGAAATATGAAGATACATGGAAACAAAAAGTTAAGAATGCCCCAGTTAGATACTTTGCAGAACAACATGCTAATGCATGGGATGATAAATTATTAAATGCCAAAGTAAGATCATGGAATAGGTCTGAAAAAGGATATACCTGTACTAAAGAACCTATTAGTTTGCATTGTAAAAAAGGAATCTGTGTTAAAAAAAGATTTGGGGTATTAGCAGGATCTAAAGGAACGTATCCAGAATTAACTAATTTAAAAAAGATAGATCTGGAACCAGAACCAGAATTTGAATTTGATGTAATTAAATCAGATGGAATCAGCACAGCTACAGTTCATTGTAGAAGTGTAGAACATGTTAATGACCAACGTAAAAGAAGAAATGCAATTTCTAAAGCAGCAGGGTTTGCTCCTCCTATTATTAAAGGAGATGAAGATCAAACGGTTCTGGATGCATTATGGAAGACACAAAAGATAGTCTCCCCTCCTATTGGTACAACCCCTAAAGAAAAACTACACGATGTTCTGCATGCTAAAATAAATGGAGCCAAAGCTACTAATGACGCTAGCTTTAAATCGGGCACAGTCTTAATTGAAGAAGGTTATGCCTTTTTTAAATTTGATAAATTTTATGACAAATTAAAATCTAAGAATTGGAAATACACTGAAGATAAAACAGGAAACATGATGATGAAGACTTATGAAAATTGTGACATAGAATTTATGGAACAGAAAAGATTTCCTAGTAAGACGAAAGGTAAATATAACACACCAACTAAAAACATAGTTAAAATTTCTATTAAAGAGTTTGAGAATGTTCCGATCTATCATACTAGACTCAAGCACCAAAAGGATATCATATGATGAGAAAAATACTCGGGCCTCCGGGAACAGGGAAAACAACTAAACTGTTAAAATATGTAAAAACATTTTTAAAACTGGGAACACCTCTGGAGAAAATAGGGTATTTTGCCTTCACTAAAAAGGCTGCAAATGAAGCAAAAAATAGAATGTTGGACAGCTATCCTGACCTATCTTACAAGCATTTAAAACGTTTTCAAACATTACACTCCCTAGCTTTTGAAAGATTGGGTATGAAAAAAAGTGAAGTCATGCAAGATGAACACTACGAAGACATAGGAAAAAAATTAGGAATAGAAGTTACAGTTTATAGTGATGGTCAGGAACGAACAGGATTTGTAGATTCAGACAGTGAATATTTTAACTTAATTAATGCAGCTAGAATCAAAGGTATTACCAGCGAAGAAGAATACAACAGTGATATGTATTCTCCTGATCTGGATAAAAATTTAATTCCTATCCTAGAAGATGAAATAAATAATTATAAAGATGCGTTTCAGTTAAAAGATTTTACGGATATGATTCATAAATTTAATAAGGCAGAATTGTGTCCAAAATTTGACGTAGTATTTATTGATGAAGCACAAGATTTATCCCCTATTCAATGGAAAATGTTTGAAGAGCTAAAAAAGCACACAAAACATATGATTTTAGCGGGTGATGATGACCAAGCTATTTATGCATGGGCTGGCGCAGACGTTAAAAGATTTCAAGATGAGAAGGCTAAAGAAATTGTTTTGCCACAATCTTACCGAGTACCACGTGATGTTCAACACATTGCGAACAATATTTTAGATAGAATACCAGATGAGAGGAGAATAAAAAAAGAATGGGAAGCAAGAGATGAACAAGGAAATGTACATCATATAATGGCATTAGAAGATGTCCCTCTTCATGAAGGGAAATGGTTAGTACTTGCTCGTTATAATGATCGCCTTATTAAACTTAAACCTCGGCTTATGGAATTAGGTATATACTTTGAATACAAAGGACGTAAGAGTTATAAAGCTAGACTTTTTGCAGCCATACAAAATTTTACCAGATGGTCCAATGGAGCCCAACTTTCTTTAACTGAATGTAGGGATTTATTTGAATATTTAGGGAAAGAATTCCCAGAAAAAGAAGAACGCATGTATGATTTAAGAGAATTTGGATATAGCCACACTGATAGATGGTTTGATGTATTTGAAACTGAACATGAAGATAGTCTCTACATTAGAAATATGTTGTCTCAACAAGAAGTACTAGATCAACCAGCAAGAGTTAATTTATCTACTATTCACTCTGCTAAAGGTGGTGAAGCTGATAACGTATTACTAATACTAGACAATACCAAAAACATAAGAGAAGCTATCGAAAGGTCTCCTGATAAAAGTGATGAAGAAAACAGGATATGGTATGTAGGAGTAACGAGAACAAAACAGAACCTTTATATAATGGCAGCACGAAAGGAGAGTAATGGATATGACATCGAAAGTGTACACTAAGCAGATCGGTGGCGCCCACTACAAGAAAATGAAAATTCAGCCTAGTGAATTTGTGCATGAAAATAGAATGTTATTTGCAGAAGGCAACATAATAAAGTATATATGTAGACATCCGTATAAAGATGGAAAGCAGGACATATTGAAGGCAATACATTATTGTGAAATGATTATTGAACGAGATTATAAAAATCCAGACCCAATGGATAAACCTAATTTCTGGGGGATCTTAAGAAACAAATGAGAATCCCAAAATTTGAAGCACAAACAGAATGGGTTAAACCAACAGAGTTTCCAGACTTAAGACAAGTCGATGAAATAGCAATAGATTTAGAAACAAAAGATCCCGATCTTTTAAAGAAAGGATCCGGTTCAGTAATTGGTAATGGAGAAATAATTGGAGTTGCAGTAGCAACTTCATTCTATAAAGGATATTTTCCAATTGCTCATGAAGGTGGGGGAAACATGGATAAGAAACAAGTTTTCTCTTGGCTCAAAGATGTATTAGAAGCTCCATCTACAAAAATTTTTCACAATGCAATTTACGACGTGTGTTGGTTAAGAGCATCAGGATTTAAAATTAATGGCGACATTGTTTGTACTATGATTGCATCAGCTATTACTGATGAGAATAGATTTAGATATGATCTCAATAGTTTATCCTGGCATTACTTAGGTTATGGAAAGAATGAAAGAGCTTTAGCTGAAGCTGCAGAGGAATGGGGAATCGATCCTAAAGCAGAAATGTATAAACTACCTGCTATGCATGCAGGATCTTACGCAGAACGAGATGCTGAGATTACTCTAGGCTTATGGCAAGAACTTAAGAAAGAAATTATTCATCAAGATCTAGAAGATATATTTGATTTAGAAACCGATCTATTTCCATGTCTTGTTGATATGAGATTCAAAGGAGTAAGAGTAGACGTAGAACGAGCTCATACTATGAAGAAACAACTCATCGCTGAAGAACAGGAGCTCTTAAGAAAAATCAAAGGAGAAACTAATATTGATACACAAATATGGGCCGCAAGATCTGTTGCTAATGTATTTGATATGTTAAAAATAGAATATCCTCGCACAGAAAAAACATCTGCTCCTTCTTTTACTAAAAATTTTTTACAAGAACATTCACATCCGGTGGTTAGAATGATTGCTAAAGCTAGAGAAATTAATAAAGCTCATACCACATTCATTGATTCTATTTTAAGATATGAACATAAGGGTAGAATTCATGCAGAAATTAATCAATTAAGAAACGCAGGAGGAGGAACGGTTACAGGTAGATTTAGTTATCAAAACCCTAACCTTCAACAGATTCCTGCACGTAATAAAGATTTAGGACCTAAGATCAGATCATTATTTATCCCTGAAGAAGGATGTAAGTGGGGCTGCTTTGATTACTCACAGCAAGAGCCAAGACTCGTTGTGCATTACGCAGCTCTATATAAATTACCATCAGTGTATGATGTTGTTGATGCTTACCAAGCAGATTCAAATTCAGATTTTCACCAGACTGTAGCAGACATGGCACAGATTCCTAGATCCCAAGCCAAGACTATTAACTTAGGATTATTTTATGGAATGGGTAAAGCTAAACTTCAGGCAGAACTTGGAGTGACTAAAGAAAAAGCTGCAGAATTATTTAATCAGTACCATGCTAAAGTTCCCTTTGTTAAACAACTTATGGAGAAAGCATCCAATCGAGCACAGGACAGAGGACAAATTAGAACATTGCTCGGAAGATTATGCCGGTTCCATTTATGGGAACCTAACAGTTTCGGGATGCATAAAGCATTATCACATGAAGAAGCACTCAAGGAACACGGACCAGGGATTAGAAGAGCTTAT